TGGAAGGCGGGCTTGATGCCGGAATCAATACCGGTACGGAGGAAGGTTCCTATGCTGTCCAATACCGGCCGAATGATGTTATCCCACAGCAACTGGAACAAGGGAGCTAATACCTGGGTGCCAACGGCATGCATGTTGCCCAAGGCAGGCTTGATAAGTACGTCCCACACCCACTTGATGAACCCGCCGATAGCATCCCAGATAGGCCGGATGATATTGTTCCAGATCCAATTCATTACCGGCGCAAGAACATTCTGCAAGTACCAGACCAGAGCATCCCAGGCAGGTTTGATAATCGTATTCCAAACCCAGCTGATTACTCCACCAATGGCGTTCCAGATCGGCGTAACAATGTTCTGCCAGATCCAAGTCATTACCGGAGCGAAGATGTTTTGCAGGTACCAAACCAGAGCATCCCATGCCGGTTTGATGATGGTATTCCAAACCCAGCCGACTACGGCACCTATGCCGTTCCAGGCAGGAACTATGACATTCTGCCACAGCCAAAGGGCAGCTTGGCCGATCATCTGCATGCCTTGCCACAGCACACCGAAGATGGGCTTGATGATTGTATTCCATGCCCAGCTGATAGCCGTGGTGATGCCGTTCCAGACGTTAGTCCAGATTTGCCGCCCTAGCTCGGTTTGCGTGAAGAACCACACCAGCCCGGCCACGAGTGCGGCAATGGCCATGATTACCAGAGCGATAGGGTTAGCACTCAGCGCCGCATTGAACAGCCATTGTGCCGCTGCCGCCGCTTTGGTTACGCCCGTCATAAGGACTGTGGCTGCCGCCTTGGCCTTCTCGGCAATGATGGCGCGGATAGCAGCAGCAGTGCTCAGGTTTTGCGCTGAGGCATAGTAACCGACATACAAGGCAGCAGCCTGGTATACGCCAGCCACCCACTGAAGAGCGGCAATACCTTTCTGCACGATCAGCCACAGCTTGGTAGCCGCAACGCCGATGGCCATTGCTGCGTTATAGACCTTCAGCGCACCGGCAAGCACGATAATCAGGGGTGCCAGCTGAACCAGCAGCGGCACGAACGGGGTAAGCCCTTGCAGCAGGATCCGCGCGAAGATGCCCATCAATTGGAACTGTGGCCCGGCCTGCTGAAGCCCTTGACCCACAGCGCGCAAGAACGATTCGAGCCCCGGACCAGCTTCCTGTACGAACTTCTGGAAGATCGGTGCCAGGTCCCGGCCGATGATGAGCAGCAATTCACGGAACGACGGCATGAGCGCCGCAATAGCCGCTTGTGTCGAGCGGAAGAACTGAATCAGCGCTTCCCGGCCAGCACCGACAGAAAGGAACTGGTTAAGCTCCCGGAGCCGATCAACCACACCGGTTACCGCGTTGGCCTCATAGGCAGCGGATCCGATAGCGAACAGGATCCCGACGATTTGCTGTAGCCCTGCGAACACCTGGCGCGCGGTGCCTATCATCTTCTGGAAAAACGCGTCTATCTTTCCAGCCGACTCAGCGGCAATAAGCATATCGCTCAACGAGCGAGCAGCCCCGGCAAGACCATCGGTCAGCGGAGAGAACACGCGACCGGCAGAAGCAGCAATAGCCATCAGACCGGGCATCAGATTGCCCAGGGCGGAGCCGAAATTAGCCGCTGTGTTGGATGCTGTACTCAGGATGGTATCCAGATACCGGACACCCATAGATGAATTGACGAAGTTCAGTGCAGACTTTGCACCCTCGTTGAACCCGTCCGCTACGGTGAGCATGGCATCGCGGACCAACGGTATGTGCTGTTGCAGCCTGCCCAGCTGATCGCCCAGCCCATGAAGTAAGGCATCCTGCACAGCCATCTGTGCGCCTGAGTCCTTCCAAGCCTGAACCAGCCCGCGCACACCGTGCACGAGTGACTGAGCTTGTGGGCTCAGCTTGGCCATGGCCTCAGCGAACTCTTCCGCCTTCTCCGGATCGAACGCGTTCTTGAATGCGTCCTCTAGCCCGAACAGCCCTACCTTGAAGGTGGCTACCGCCAGACCAGCAGCAGAGATCCCAGCTACAGCCGCACCACCAGCAGCGCCGCCTACAGCGGCCAGAGCACCGGCCAGAGCGACCGTTGCCGGGGTAAGAGCACCCACAGACGCCACGGCTCCGCCAGCGGCCAGCGTAAGCCCTGTGAAGACACCAGCGGCTAGCTGCGTGCGCCGGGTGAACCCCTCGAGCTTGTTGGTAACGCTGTCCATCGCCCGGCCGACAGTGACCAGCGCATTACCGTGCTGCCTCTCTGCTCGCTCGAGGTCGCGCGTGTGGTTGGCCAGAGTGGCGCGCGAGCGAGTCAGGTTGTCTGTTGCGCTGGTCAGCTGGGCTTGCGTGACAATGTGCTCACGCTCTACCCGGCTTAGCGCTTCCTCCGCCTGCACGATCCGAGACGAGCCCTCGAGGTTATCGCGCCGCGCTTCGGCTAGCTGCTGCTCGGCTACACGTACCCGGCCCGCTGCATCGGCTTCACGCGTCCGTGCGCGCTCCATCCGGGTAGCTGCCTGCTCTACCTGCCGAGAAAGATCCTCGAGCGCTGCACGGCCACGCGTACCCCGGTTCACACCATCGGCTAGGCTCCGGCCCATCTGCTGACCGATGTTCTGCATCGGTAGGCCGGTGAAGATGCTATGCAGGTTGCTGCCCAGCTGCTCGGCTAAGCCACGATTTACACCCCGGCCCATCTGGCGACCCATACGGGTACCGGACGTGCCCGCGTCGCGCTCAGCCTGTCCGAAGGCATTGCGTACGTCCCGTGCCAGCGGGCGAGTATCCGCACCAAGTGAAACGAAGGCCGATGCTAACTCGATTGCTGGCATATCCTACGCCTTCTTTCCGCCGTACCGCTGTACCTGCTCTTCAGCAGATGTCGCGTATACCCGACTACGCAAGGCTTCCAATCGCTGAGTGAACTCATTGATCGGTATTGCGTCGCCTTTGACCCGCTTACTCTTCGTATCTTCCACACCGGGGCGCGGAATGGGCTTCGGGACGTTGCGCCCTTTCTGCCCGTCCTTAGTCTTCTGCCAGGCAATAATGCGGTTGGAATCCGCAATATCGGCAAGCAGCATGTTCTCAGTGTCCCACATCCATGTCTCAGGATGCAGCGCACGATACAAAGCGCTTTTGGGACCTGATTCTTTTATGAAGTCCCGGAGGTCAGACCAGGTGAAATCATGTTCGGAATCCCCGACCCAGCGAAGGCGGTAGTTTTCGCGAAGAAGGTCCCGCCGTAAGGCAGGACCCGTCTTCTCATCCTCTGCAAGGTCTAGGATTCCGAGGATTCCCCCAGGCCCACACCACTGTCTTTCTGCCAGGCTTCCATCAGTTCGGTCATAGCCTTCTGGGGAGTCTGGTCGATTACCGGAAGATCCTCCGGACGAACCACAGCTTCCAGCAGAGCAAAGAACTGTTCGTGCTGCGGCAGGCTACGGTTTTTCCGGATGATGCCGAACGGGATGTTATCGAACTTCGGCAGCACAACATTGTGCTTGCGCTGAATCTCTTCCCCGTCGTCATCCACTTCGGTAACGGTCAGTTTGTAGTGAAATTTTTCCATGCTCACCGGGTTTCTCGTTTCTGTCTGGCACCGGGTCCAGGTCCTACCCCGGTAGAGGTAGACCCGGTGCGCTAACTACTACCGGGGTAGGTGCTGCCCTTACGGGGTGACGACCGGCGCGCCCTGAGCGATGTATTCCAGGACGTTATCGCCGTTGGCATCCTCGAAGCATTCCATAGTGACGGTGTAGGCGATGGTATCGCTGTGCACCTTCACGATGTCATCAACTTCGGTGATCTGACCATCAGGTACGACGGTACGGATGAGTCCGTCTCCGTCCACCACGTCGATAATCCAGGAAGCATGAGGAGACTGTTTCTTGTTCTTGCGAACAACGATTTCCTCATCATCTTCAGCGGTACCAACGGTAACGTTGTCCGCGCCGTAGATGGACTTCAGAACCTCCGCATTGGTGCTTTCCAGGAATGCGAACTGGATGGTCACCGAATAGTCGGTCTGAAGAACCTTGACGACAGAGCCGCCAAAGGCTTTCTTTTTCTCGGTATCGCGAGCTTCCGCCTGAGTGAAACCATCCTCACCGATGAAACCCTGGTCGATAAACTCAGCTCCGGGAGCGGTGCGTGCCGAGGTCGGAAGGGCGGTGCCCAAAGGAGCGCGAAGCAGTGCGCCGGTCGCAGCGGGCATTGCCGCGAACACATTACCAACAGTGCTAGCCATGGCCCTGAACCTTTCAAGTTAGTTCAATGTGAATGTACCTGAGAATTGCCACCGACGCTTGCCCGGAACTCTAGGATCCGGAAAGTTGGCAGGCAAACTCGTTGGAGTGAAATACCGAAGCTGGACATTGCCGACCTTCGTAAACTGCGCACTCTTCAGAATGGAAAGCAGCAGTTCGCACAAATCCTCTGCCGCGCCTGTGTCCGGTGCGTAGCACTGGAACGCAAACGATGGTTCGGAAATGTACCCTTGCGCTGTCTCCGTCCCTCCCACACGTTCCACAACGATGTACCTTGTGGGCGCGGTATCACTGCTGGGCAGCGATGCGAGAGACGGAACGGTCGGAAGCTTCAGCTTCAACAGCTGAATAATCGTTTTCAGCGCCGGGGGACGTGGCGCATAATCGGCTACTCCGAACATCAGCGCCTCCCAGCGTCCAGCGATTTCAGCAATGTATTGTGTCGTGCGTTGTCCTCTATGGCTGCCGCGTCCGCAGTTACCACAGTGGCGCGCCATCGGCCGTAAGGCCGCTTGGCACCCTGTTCCGAAGATGTTTGGTAGTGCTGTCCCGGCGCTTGCTGTAGATCGCTACCGGGGGTGTCGATATGGTCGTTTGCTTCGCGCGCGATTGCTCGTGCCCTACGTTCCAGATCAGCGCGGACCTTGGGCGCACGACGAATCGCGTAGAAGCCTTCCGGCTTCCAGTTGATTACGATCCGTCGCCGTGCCATCAGCCTGCCACCCTCTGTAACTTCAATCGACCTCCGGGGTTCCAGCCACCCGCAAGCGGGTTGCCTTCCGCCGTTTCCGGCTCCCCGATAACCTCATACATCCGGCCCTTGTCGATAAACCTATCTCTAGGCTTAACAGCGGCCATTGTCGGAGGAATCAACATCACCTTGTCAACCATGACCCGATCATGACCCGCTTCTACCGCTTCAGCTGTTTCCGGGAAATTGATCCCGAACACCAGCACATCCACAGGGGCGGCCCAACCTTCTACGGTTTCCCCGTAATCGTTGGTCTCGCTCCCCGTGAACGCGAGGTACTGAACCGGATAGCGCGCCTTCATTACGGCGTCCTTGTCCACAAGGGCAGCCCGGTAGCGGTGAGTTCGGCCCCACAGTCGCAATACGTCGCACCGAAGTTGATGGAGCACCAACCCGCATGCTGTACCGTCACCGGCTCATATCCACCCACAGGGATGGTAGATGCCGACTGCGCGCGGAAGTCCGCGCACATATGCTGTAGATCCCGAATCTCATCCGGCCGGAACAGCCCACCAGAATATCCGGATAGCGTTTCAGAGAAATCACCCGCGCCTCGTTGCGTGACTGCTCCGGATCCCGACTCGTACCACCGGACCACAACAGCGGTGATGATGCTCTTCACCAACTCTGTGTCTATATCGTCCAGTGTGGTAGTCGATTCGTGCAGGCACGGAGCGAGCTTCCGCGCGCGTGCCCAGACACCGGCCAGCATGGACTCTGCTACCGCATCGGTGATGTCAGCAGCAAAGACCTTGACCATAGCCGGTGTTACTGGGTTATCCATGATTACGCCACTTCTGCGTACTTGACGAACGCGTCCAGGTCGATAATGCCCCAGCCGAAGATGACCTCAGCCATGTACGCAACACAGTTGCGGCCCTGAAGGTCACCGTTACCGAACGGGTCACCGTATTCGATCTTCTTGAGACCGATATCCAGCACGTAGCCGAACTTCAGAGCGTTCCAGTCGCCACCGAAAGCACGGATGCCGGTATCGGTGGAACCGTCAGCCTGACCGGACACGATCTTGGACGTAACGAGCGCCTGACCCTCGAAAGAGGTCACCGTGGTACCGCTGGTGCCCATGCCAATCTCAGGATGCAGACGGCGGCCCTCGCTGTCGCGAGCAGTCGCCAGGCTGTAGGCCAGCCGGGGATCCCACGCGAAACCGGTGAAGTCGAAATCACCGTTCACGATCTGGCCGTAGCCGTCCCAGAGCAGTTGTTCGACGCCACCGGCAGGCATGGTGGTGGGAGTCAGATCAACCACGTTGGTGGTATCGCTGAGGGCTTCCACACCGGCCGACAGAGTAGCGCCCGTGGTCGCGTCGCGCTTGTGCAGAACGGCAAGGTCAACCTGTCGAGACAGAGCGCCGGACATCTCTTCGGAAATCAGATCCAGCACACCGGCCGGGTTGACCATGACAGCTTCCATGGTGAACTCGAGACCGACAACAGCCTTGATCGGCCGTACGCTCTTGGAA